GTTAGGGGCACGCCTCTGGCCCTGAACCAGTTGAGTAGTTGCTCGCGCTTGGACACCTCAATGCCTCCTGTCAGGCGCGTGATCTCTTCGTTGATGTGGCTCATCTCGTGATCCACCACGTTCATAATGTTGTTCAACTCTGTGGGGTTCACTGGAACACCGCGTTGGTTGATCTTCTGTGTGGCCACCCACACAGCCTGTTCAGCGGCGGACAGCGGGCGCAGTTTGGCCACAATGGCCAACTCGGTCTGCACGTCGCGCTTACAGTACTCAAGCATCTCGGCCATGAGCACTGGGTCCTCGTTGAACGTGCCGTCGCGCTTGGGTCTGCTCAGTAGTTGGATGAGCTTCTTGCCGCGCTTGTCTTTTTGGAAGTCGGCCTGCATCACCTCGCCGGCTGTGTCCAAGTCTTGGGGGATGTTGTTTGCGGCCGCGATGGCCATGGAGTCAATGAGTTGCTCCCACTGGATCTCAGGCCACCCAAAGCGGGTGCCTACGCGGTTCCAAATGTGGTGCTCAAACGACGCATTCCATGCGGCGATTAGCCCGTTATTCGCCGCATGGTCCAATACCCACTGGGGTACCTGATCTGGCGTCCACACCTGCACGTCGTCCGCGGTAAAACCCGCGGCGAGGCAAATGATTTCTGTTGTGGGGGAGGATGAATAAACATCAAGGCCGTGGACCTTGAGATCGACCCTGCTACGGGTCTCGAAGTCGATTGAAAGAACTGACATAACTGCTCCTAAGGCATGCAGACGAATCTGCGTTAAAAAAAAGCAGAGAGGTTTCCCCCTCTGCTAAAGGACTCACCATGCAAATACAAGCTAACTATACCACAATTTACTCGTTGCGCGCTTCTTGTTCAAAAGCAAGCAAATATAAAAGGCAACACGCCGCGTGGGCTAAATGTGACCTCTTTGTTTCGGGGTCTAGGCTGTCGCCAATTTTCCACTCGACAATGTGTCTCATGGCCGCGTCCCAGTACCTTTGCTCTTTGTCTGGGACTTTGCGCCAGTTGTCTGGCGCGTACTTGTGGGCGCCGTACTCAAGCACCTCCACAACCTCCTTAACCGCCCCTAGGGGCAGTAAGGACCATCGTATCTTATCGCCGTCGTACTTGACGCCCTCTTTCATTTGAAAGCGCTCAGTGCGTACTGGTGCAAATGGGCCCATAAACCAACGGCAATAAAACCAAGGTAAGCCGCGCCTATTATCCCCACCAACATGGTGAAAGCACCAAGGATGTGTTCACAAATCTCTAAAATTTTGTCTTTCATACCTACTCCTAAAAGGTGGGGTGGTGTGCGCTCCCCCGAGAACCCTCAGAGGCACCACCCCAGTTTAATTATATCTCACAGACACCGGCCACGCAGGCAAGCATTTGAGCGCCTTCCACGTTGTCCTTGTTCTCAGCGAACTGCGCCCACTCGATTGTTGGCATTTGCGCCAACAGTGTCTCGTACTCTTCTTTGGTGCACTCCTCATAAGGGGCCTGTCTGTACGTGCCACCATCGTGGGGCAAGAACGACACACCTGACATTTCGTCAAAATGGTCCCAAACAAACGCGCCCACCTTAGGCCACTCACTCTCTTTGACCGAGATGGTCACAGAGGGCTTGTGCTCACACCAGTGGCGCTGATACGTCAACCACAGGCCCAAGTGGGCAATGGCGTCAATGTCGTCGCGTGTGGTCAATCCCTCTGGCGCCTTCTGTGGGAAGCTGAACACGATCGTGTTGTTGGGCTTCATCACACAGGGCTCGTTGGGGATGCCTTGGGTAACCAAGAACTGGGACAGTGGGTCCTTCATGTCACCGCGCACGCGGCGGATGTAGTAGGGTGAGTGGCGTGGGTGAATGCCGCTTGCTGTGTCTGTCAACTGGCTCACTGTACCGCTGGGCTTAACGGCCGTGATGGCTGTTGAGCGTGGGATACCAAGCAGGTCCGCAAACTCAGCGTTGGCCTGTTCAGCAACCAAACGCAACTGGGGCAACCACAACTCAGCACCGCTTGTGCTACTCGTAACCTTGTGGTCGTAGATGCCGGTCAATGACACACCCAATAAACGCTCTTCTTCGGTGTTTCGTTGCCAGACCTTACGCAGGTATGGGAAGTGTGTGAACGTGGCCTGTATGGTGCCTAAAATGGCCGCAATGCGTACCTTCTGCTTCAGGCTCTCCAGTGTGTCCTCAGGGCGCACCATAACCTCTGTCAAATTACAGAACTGGTAGGGGCGCAGAATGATCTCACTGCAGGGGTTTGTGCCAAACTCAAAGTTAGGGTCACGCTTGCCGTACTTGGCCACAGCGGCCTTGGCGGCCTCTCGGTTGAAAATGCCGCGCTCGCCTGAGTGGCTGTTGTACAGCGACGTCCACTCTTCCAAGAACGTGCCCACAGTGGGTTTGACGTCGTACACCGCGCTGTTGTTGGCCAATGCTCGGTGTCCTGCTGTCTCCCACCAGTTACCAGACTTGGCGTGGCGAATGCGCTCGTCGTTCAGGTCGGACAAAGAGATCATGGCAGAGCGGCGCACACCACCCACCACAACAACCTCACCAATCTTACACATCAAATCGTGGCACTCAAGCGTGTTCAGTTTGCGGCCCTGTGCGGCCTTGAAGATTTTGATTGTGAAGTGGAACAGGTCAACCAGTGGCTCTGGACCCGATGCGCGGCCACCAAAGGTCTTCAGTGGCGCTCCTGCGGCGCGTACCTTGCTGACGTCCCATTTTGGGATCTCGCCGGCGTACAGGTTGGCTAACAACAGGCGGTATGACTTGGCCCAACCCTCTTTGCTGTCGTGCACGTTGATAACGTGTGTGGATTCAAACAGGCGCTCTGGCACGTCGGGCAGTTTGTTGGTGTACTTAGATTCCACAGAGAAGCCGACACCCGTACCACAGAGCAGGATGAACATGGCTTCGTCAAACGACTTGACGTCGTCCACGGGGAGGTATGAGCAGTTGTATACACAGGTGTTGTCACGGTCGGCGGCTTTTCCAGAGGTCATCATGGCGCGCATTGACGGCATGATGTGATGGCCAGAGATGGCGTTAAAAATGTCTTGATACAAAACCGGATCAAGCTTGGGAGTCTTTTCAAAAATGTAGTTCACGTAGCGGGTTACAGTTTCGTTCCAGTCCTCACGTCGATTTTGATCTGGCATGAACTTAGCGTATCTGCTTTTGTGAATGTATTGTTGGTATTGGTTCATTTTATGGTGATAAATTTTAGAGACAAAAAAAGCCCACGCGTGAGGGTGGGCGTCGATAGCAACAAAAATTAGTCTTCTATTGCTACTACTTCTGCTTCTACTTCTTCAGCGGCTTTCGCGGCTTCTAAAGCTTCAGCTTGTGGGCGGCCTTGGTCAACAATTGCCATGATGGTCATGTTCACGTCAGCAAAAGGAAGCTTGCCCAACAACATCAAAATGTGGTTAACTTCGTCCACAGAAAATTCAAGTTTGATCATAATAAATGTTCAGTATATTAAACAAAATGGGGGCCGAGGCCCCCAACCTACTTAGACCGCGAAGTCCGAAGCGGCAGAAGAAACACCGCCTAAACGCTCGCCGTCTTCCAACTTTTGCAAGTGGTTCAATCCGCACGCGATGCCTTTAGAGCCTTGTTGGTTGTATGCGTAAAACGTCAATGACGCTCTGCCGTAGCAACCAGAATACACCTCATCTGGGTCAAGGATTGCGTTCAAATCCGCGTCTACAACACCGGGCTTTTGGTGCGAGTTAGCGTTGATAAAATACGAATTTGCGTATGCAGGGTCGTCCTTCTCCGTGTCGCCGTCACGCAAACCACCTTTAAGGTTTTTAGGGATTGCTCCACCAAAAACTGAAGCGTTTGCCACTTTAGCTCTTTCAAAAGCCGCATTGATTTTGTCAATAGTTTCCTTATCTTTTTTATTGATAATGATTGACACAGAATACTTAGGTGTCATCCCCTCTTCCATTGCAACGGCTTTGAACACGTGCACAAAAGAAAAACGAACTTTACCGGTAACCACTTTTTCAACTACTTTGACCATCTTGGTCTCCTTGTTAGCTTGTTAGCATGTTCGAGAGCCTTTAAAAAGGGTGGCTCTCAATACCCTACTTACGCAAAATCTTCTCTGGCTTTTGACGGGACCAACTTGGGCTCGCCTGCAGGTTTGACAATCAGGTCACCAAGAATGTCTTGGAGGTGCCCCTTGCCCACCTGCTTTTCCAATTGTGCCACAGATTTTAATGCAGGTGTTGTGAATATATCATCAAAACCTGCTTTCTGCAACTTTTTCGCCGCATCCTCTTGCGCCTCTATTTTACGGTTTGTGCTTGTCTGCCCCAACTCGTAACCTGTAGGCACTATGCCATGGTCCGTTGCCTGTGTCAACATGTAATCTTCAACGTCAGAAAGCCACTTGCGTGTCTTAGCCGCGTCTGAGAGTATCTTTATCAACTCGGTTTCTGACAGGAGCGCTGGCGCCTTGAAATCGGCCGCCGCGGCCACGTTGTTAAAGTCTGCTCGGGCCCTGCACTGTGACTTGGCCCTGCAGAATTGACAGTGGCTTCCTGCCATGAACTCCCCTTGGCCGGCGTGTGCCTTTTTAGCCTTGGGTTTTACTACATGCACGGCCCAGTCTTGCAAACTTTCTAGCGTCACCGTTTCGGTGGTGATGCTGTCCAGTCGGGGTTGGTGAATGGTGTATTCAACGTGGGTAATGTTTGGGTGTTCGTCTTTGTACTTGTACCAACCACCAAGGCCGTACAGCCTCAGTTGTGGGTTGTCCGCGGCGTCCACCGGCACCCCCTTGCCGAATTTCAGGTCGATTACTCGAACCTTGTTCTCGCTCATTATGACCACGTCGGCTGTGCCGAAGCCGTCAGGCACCCACTCACTGAAGTCCACCCGTTGCTCAAAGTAAGGGGTATCCCCCTCACCAATTTGCGAACGAACGTAGAGCACGTAGTTGTCTACATGCGCCTCAAAGTCTTCGTCGTAGTAGGGTGTTGCCTTGACCTCTGCAATTGCCTCGTTGTACTCCTTGGCCGTCATCTGCCCAAAATGCCGGCGTAGCTTGGCCTCTGCCATGGTGTGGGCTGTGGTGCCCTCTTGGCTGAAGTCGAACGCGCCTGATTTTCGTTTAGGTTCGGGGAGTGACGCCTCTAGTCGCGCGCTGGGTGTACAAGACATCCATCGTTTGGACCCTGAGGCACTGAGTAGTGCATGTGTAGCGATGATGCTCTCCTTTATGCAAAGGTGAAAAAGCCCCTCTCGGGGCTTACGAAATGTCGGCACTTATTGCTAAGTGCCGACGTATTGTCACGCCGCTTTTTTGAGCGCCGTGATCAAATCGGTAACTGCACCAGAAAAATCCAACACGACGTCCGCCTTGACTTCAAGCTTACTGCTCTTGTCGTCGCGGTAGTCAGAGGGGAATTGACCCCTCAACGCTATCTCAGCCACCCTGCTGTTAAAGGCCTTGTTCTCCACGTTGGCAAGCAACTGGGTTTCCCAGTACGCCTGTGAGTGGGTGATGGCCATGTCCAGTGCTTCAGCAAACTCTGGGTGGTTTTTCTTGAACGTCTGCGCGGCCGCGGAACTGATTCCGACGCTTGCAAACATCATTTTTTGGGACGCGCCTACCTTGCCCAACTCTATCAGTTGGTCGCACATCTCCATTTTGAACTCGTATTTGGATTTCGTTGCCATGGTGTATACCTTATATTCAAGGCCTAAAAAGGCCTTTCCTATATAGAATTACCCATTTTGAGAGGGTTTTTCGACCTTCTGCGCCTGAGTATTTGAGTCTCGCACCTGCGCACGGGCCTTGGCCTCACGTAATGCCTCGTTTACCACCAATCGTGTCACCGCTCCGGCCATTTCCTGAATGCGTTGCTCTTTTGGTTTTACGCCCAAAGACGTTAATAAATTTGTTGCTTCATTTGCCATTATGCTAATCCTTTTGTTTGCTGTTCTCTAAACTTGCGTAAATCCCGCAGTATGAAATCCCGTTCGTCTTCGTTCTCAAAGTGCCATATTGACAGCACGTCTTGATCTTTCTCGAACATGGGGTGCTTGGCGTCAACTTGGATGTCTATTGTAGGCCACCCTTGTTTAACATATTCTACTATATACCCATTCACAATTTTAACTCCTTTCGTATCTTGGCAACCGCCGCCGCAAAGTGGTAGCGCCAGTATTTTTGGGTCACTGCCAGATCGTGGTAGTTGTACCCTGACAGGTGCGCCTCAATGATTTCCCTTTGTTGTGGGGACAGCTTCTCGGCCACGACGTTGTACACGTCTTGGATGGTGTCTGGCCCCCACGGCGCCCAACCCATGCCGCCGGTGGTAGGTTCAGAGGACGAATCCTCGTGCTCAAGAGGGTCCGGCTCTTCGTCTGAAAGCCTGCGGATGGTGGCGTTTACTTTGATCATTGAAGTTTGAGCGCGTTCATTAACGCGTTTTGCATATCGATCTTCCCTTCTAGCACGTCCATGACCTGACTGTCAATACTTTTTTGCATTGTCAGGTGGTGAATAATTACAGGCTTTTCTTGCCCCTGTCTAAACAGGCGCGCGTTGGCTTGTAAGTAGTCTTCACTGGACCATGGTAGGTCGAACCAAACAATCTGGGCCGTGTCACCCACGTTGCACTGCAGGTTCAGGCCAATTCCCACGCTTTTAGGGTGGCAAAGTAGCACTGGGACCTTACCAGAGCGCCATAGGGCGATTGTTTTCTCGTCGTCAGGGCTGAGTAGCACCGCGTCAGGAAAAACGCCCTGAAGCCGTTTTAGGCTGTGTTTGAAGTTGTAGAACACAATTGTGGGTGTGTCGTCCAACATGTCGGTCAGGTATTCCAGTTTGGTGTCGTGGATGTGCACCACCTCCTTCGTTTCAGAATAAATGGCCCCCGCGGTCATTTGCAGTAGCTTGCCCGTGAGGACTCCCGCCGACGCCGCTGTGAGGGTCTCCTCTTCCACCTCGATCACCATCTCCTTGCGCATGGTGTTGTAGGCCTGCTTGGCCGCCTTCTCCCACTCAATGGTGTGCACAATGTCCTGACGCTGTGGCATGGTCAAATAATCTTCCTTGCGCAGGGACACACAAATGTCCCCGATCAGGGCGTCAATCTGCTCCTTTGCGTTGGGTCTTAGCTTCCAACTCCAGACCATCCCCGTTCTGCGGTCCCTTGTTTCGGGCTCGAAGAACTTCTCCTTGTAGGAAGTCATCGATTTCCCTAATCGTTGGCCCAAATCCAAAATACCGACTTGGGTCCATAGGTCTAGGTACGACTTCGGGGTTGGCGTACCCGTCAGGATATACCGGTGCTCGAAAGTTTTTAGCTGTCCTTTCAGCGATTTCCATCGTTTGGAGGATGGATTCTTGAACCTGCTCGACTCGTCGATTATCAAGGTCTTCCAACGCGGCAAGGACCCCTGCTCGAAAAGCCAAACCACGTTTTCGACGTTGATCAAGTAAACGTCTGAATTGCTCTTCAACGCTGTCAGGCGCTCCTGTGGTGTTCCCACAATAAGGGCAAACTTCATACTCTCTGTGTGCGTCCAATTTTCTGCCTCTTGCTTCCAAACATTTTTAACGACGGCCTTTGGCCCAATGATCAGCGTCTTGCCCTCAAGTTGGCTGAGTATTGTCAGTGCCGTGATTGTCTTGCCCAGTCCCATGTCCATCAGCAAACCCATGTGGGGTTTGGCTTTGCTCTCCCCAACTAGCCGCTGTTGGTAGGGGTGTAAATTTTTTAATGTCAACATCAGTAGCCTGCTCTTTCCCTTGCTGTAACGTCGTTAACAATGCGATGACGCGTTGGACGAGTGATGTAGGTATTTGCAGGGTCGCCGATTGGGGGCGGTCGTGCACCTCCATTGTTTACCTCCTTTATCTTTTCGTGTGTCCAGTCCGCAACCTTGTACAGATCCTCTTGTGTTGCGTTGGACTTAATCATGTTTGCTCTGTTGCTTAACCACGCCACGTTGCCTTTCACGTAGCCTTTTTCAGGAATGATTTTGTCTAGGCTTGGTGAATCAGGCCCGCTCGATCCCACGGTGCCTGACTGCCCAAACCCCCAAAGAATTTTGGTCTTGAAAATGGGACAATAATCGGGAGCGATTGCACACAGGTATTTATGGTCCAATTCAAATGGAATACCTGCGGCTTTAGCGCGTCGTTTAATGTTGAACATTGTTTTGGCAATGTGGTTACGCTTTTTAGCCTCGTGGACTTCGTCGTCGGTCATAGCTGGTCAATGAATTGGTCTACGTCTTGTTCGCTTGATAACACGTGGGTTTTCACCCCCCGCGCCAACAACTCCTTGATCATCAACTCCTGTCTTGCGCTTAGTTTTCCTTTTGGGTCTTTCAACTCCACTGGAATCACTTGGCTGTTGTAGAACACTAACCTGTCCGGCACCCCCGTCATTGACGGGCTTACCCACTTCAGGCACAGGCCCCCCTTCTCCTTGATCTTTTTTACCAGTCTTTGTTCGATTTTCTTTTCGTTTTGCAATCTTGGCAACCTCCACTAAACAGGCCGTGAACATTTGACGCACCAACCATTCGGTCAGGTACGCCCGCGACTCTTCACCAAAATCCTCCACGTCTTCACCGATGTGTTCAAGCACCCGCGCCACCACGTGTGTGGCCTCATGCGCCACAACACTGGCCAGCAGGGCCGCGTTGTCCACACACTCGATCAAATTGAACACCACGATGACAATGGCCTCTTTTGGTGTAGAGAAGCTGTGTGTCTCCGCGATGCCCAACTCAAGTGGTGCCATCTCTGGCTGTGCCGCTATGCCGTGGTCCTTCAACACCTTGTAAAAAGCCTGTGATGTAAAGCACATCTTTACAGGCACCGGAAAGAAACCAACATCCACATGAAAATATGCGTTGCTCAAAATATCTCCTCCCGTTCAAAGTTGCTGATACTGTCCACGTACTTCTGCGCCTTGGGTTTCAACTTCAAACCTAGGTACACGTTGGTCAACTCGCCTTCAATGCGAACCCTTGCGGCCGTCACGCGATGGTCCTGCGTTGCCGCAAGAAACCTACGCTTGAACGCCATGTCACTTCCGGGCGGTATGTTCTTTGCAGTGGCCCATTTGCGCCAACACACAAACACGTCGTCCTTCAGCGAAGTGGCCTCTAGGTCGTAGTCCAGTGCGTCTGTTACGAATGACCCGATAGGGTTGCCTAGCTCCTCCATCAACTCCAGTAGCTCGCGCCCTGTTGTTGGTTGTTGGAACCTCTGGCCCTCGCGCGCCATGCGTCGTTGCTGTCCTGCAATGGCCCAGTTAAAAATAGCGGGCAACTCTTTGGTCAACTTGTCGGCCAAAAAAGTGTCCTCTTTGCCATAAAAACTGTTGCTCATCTTCAACACAATCATGCGCCCTGTTAACGCGTTTGAGTTTTCTGTTAACTGCAAGGCCTCGTTAGAGTAGATCACAATGCGCGTTGGCAAATAACCACTCCAAGCTTCCTTGTTTTTTCTGTTCACAGTCACAGTATCCCCTCCAACAATCCGGAGCAACTGGCTCACTACAGCACCCCTGTTGCGCTCCGGTGCGCGTGCGTCCGTGAAACTCGCTAGCAGTTTTCCTAGCCATGGTTGAAGTCCAAAAGTATCGCATAGTTCGTCCAGTTGTGGCGCCACTGTGTTGTGTTGCCCCAAGAGGCTAACGAGCACCTTGTTAATCGTTCCCTTGCCAGAGCGGCGCGGTCCTATGATGTTAAAGAATTTCTGCTGTGATGAATCACCGCTCAGAATGTAGCCGAACATCTCCTGCAGGCAGGTAATGCTCTCTGGGTCGTCGTTCCAAATGTCCTGCAGGAAACGCTCCCACGTTGGGCACGTCGCGTCAGGGTCGTAAGCAAACGGCAAACTGTTTTGCGTAAAGAACCCCAAGCTGTGTGGTATCAGCATGTTTTGCTCGGTGTGAAAAATGCCGTTCTCAAGCGACACCAGTTTGCTTGGGTCCGGCCTGTTGTTCCCGTACCCTTCAAGCCACACCGGTGGTTTGGTGTTGGCCGTGTTGGGCAAGTGCGTAACCGCGTGCACCGCGTCTAGGATCGCAGACACGTGCGCAGGCGTTGGGTTGAACGGCATCAGGTTCTGCTTCTTGTCGTACTTCTTGCACCGGTCCAAGAACGTGTACAGCAGGGACCGCACTGTGGCCTCTTCAATGTCTTGGTAGTGCGTGCCCTTGTACTGGAACATGTCGTTCGCGTACGTGGTCAATGACGTGCCTTCCTCGCACGTGAACTGACTGGCCAAGAACTCTTTGGCGTGGTTCAGTGGGCCACCTGTGAGCACCTTGTCCCCGTTGGCCACCACCGCGGCCTCCTTGGTCTTGTTGACCTTGAACACCAATGAGCGCAGTGTGGTGCCGCCAGTGCCACCAAAGCTGTCCCACTTGGCCGCACACTGCCCTGCCGCGTAGGACCCACAGGCCCCGTCGTTATCTGACCACCGGTCCCACAACTCAAGCGCCTCGTAGTCGCCACCGAACTGGTGGTGTAGGGCCATGCCCACTGCCAACCACTCTGTGTAGCCACAGTCTGGGTCTAGCAGGGTCAGTAGGTCGGTCTCTACGCGGGCCAAGTCCCACCCGTCCAGTGGTGGGCTGTAGTCTGCAAAAGAGTCACCAGATCGGTAACTTCTCCGCGCAGGCACGATGTGTTGCAGGTCTTGTTCCTGATCGGGAATGTTGCCACCTAACGTGTGGCCTGTCACTGTAAAGTAACGGCCCTTGGGGTAGATCTCCAAACCCTTCTCGTGGTCAACGTGCGCGGCGTGTAGCTGTGCACGTGTAAAGATCTTGATGCCGGTGCCTGAGGGGCTGACCTCTGCGTAACCTAAGACCGCGTCTTTAATGGCTTGCGCTTCAGGCGTAAGAGACGTTGGACCCTGAACGGCATCCACGCAGTCGTCCAGATCGATGCCCATGATGCCGTCGCTACCATCAAAGACAAAACCAACGCCATCGAAGCGGCCAGTTTGATATGCTTCTTGTGCATGGAGAAAATCACACCATGTTGTTGGGTTTGTGGAACTTGCTGATGACCCATTTGACTGCAGTGGTAACTTTGACCACCGCTTGTTCGACTCTTCCCCAACCTCGACTAACCTCCACAAAACCCAACGGGAGATTTTCTTGAGGCTGATCGGGATGTTCTCGAATTGAACCGCCAGTGCTGTTGGTTTGTTCATGTGTTTGCGCCTTTTTGTTTGGTGAATAGTTTATCATTTTTTGACACCCCTCAGTGTGTCGTACGCTGTTTCTCGCGCTTGCTTCATTTCCATGAGCCCCATCTCGGTCTCTTTAATCTGCTCGTCCATCTCGTTAATGACCGCCTGCCCGTACTTCTCCGCGGCCTCCTCGGCTGTCAGGTCTGCACGTGATGCCTTGTTGAGCACACTGTCGTTATCTTCTGGCCCGTGGTAACCAAATTGTACAACACCCTGCATTTCCAGTACGGTGATCACCACCATAGGCATGACTAACACGATGGCCAGTGCTGTGATGGGGTCTAAAAAATACCCTACCACCGACGCCAGTATGGCGCCAAATAAATAGATTGCATAAATTATTTTTTTCATGGGTGTTCCTGACAGAGTTTTAAAGCGTCGATGACCAACTCGTTAATGTTGGCCAGTATTTGGTCCCCGTCTGCCTCGTACTTGTAGTGCAGTCTCAGTTGTTCTGATATGTCCAGTAGCGCAAAGATCGCGTCTTGGCCGTGCAGTGCGTACCGCAGTTTGTCCTCGTCTTCAGGGTATTCAAATTCAATTGTGGCTTTCATTAGTTTTCCTTAAATTCGTTAATACGTAACCATTTTGTAGCCACCCATTTAACACCAGATTCTACTGGCGCACCACCATGTAGTGTTTTGGTGTCTTCTGTTGGTGTGTTATATCTGAACAATAGCGCGTTGCCTTCTTGTGCATGAACTTCTAGCCCCGCGTCTGGGAAAATAGTGGCTCCCCCACTTTCGGGGGTGTTCAGGTACATCAAAAAAGTTGCTATACGTTGACCACCATTTTTAACGTGCACCGCAGACCCCTGTTGGTCTTCTGGAAAATAATCAAAATGCGGCCGGTACTCCTGTCCTTTTTCATAACGAAGAATTTGTATGCCCTCTCCGTTTTCTACAGGTATGCCGGTTAGGTCTGCAATTCTTTTTTCAATTTTTTGGATCAGTGGTGTTTCACCACGCATAAAATACGTGCCCCAACTTGTGCGACCCTCGTGTGAAACCCACGCGCCATTTTGATTGTCTACCACCTGTGATGCAACCAGTTTAGCGCCAGCCTGCGTGATAATTTCTTGACATTCTTTTTGGTTTAAGAATTTACTGTAAACAGTTGCGTCGGGCACTGTGGATTTCACCAACACCTCTGACTTGTCTTTTGCTTTAGCCTCTAGGGTCCAGTGGTAGAACACGTACACCGCCCTCTGTGCCTCACCGCACAGTAGCTCTTCGCGCCAGTGTGGGTGTTTGCGCCCTTCCATGACCGCCCCGTGCCCTAAAGGAAGTACTAAACCCACTGGTTTTTCTTTGTACTTGGTTGTGTCGTCCGCGCCGTCCCATTCTTCTTTGTCATAAAGTTTTGTGCTGATAAAAAGTGGCCACTGCAGGTTGTTTTTATCTTCAAGGCAAACACTCATTGTGACGTCTAAATCTTTTCGGTCTGTGTGTATGCCAAGGAAACTGCCGCGTCTGTAGACACGCGTGTATGTGTTGGCCAGTGTTGCTTTGGGGTAGTATTTTTGAATTTGTTTGGTCAATCGGTCTGCGTAGGCCAATGTGGCCGGCAGGTTGTACACCCCTTCACTGCCTTTGTAAAAATTCTGTGTGTCCTCGTTGACTTTATTTTCAACATTATCAAACGCAGAAACAATCGACGCACACTCTTCAGGGTTAAAAATGCAAATCATGCCTTGCTCCAATCGTAGTCGTCGTCGTCAACACCCGCACGTGCGCGCTCTTCAAAAATGTATTTGGGTTGGTAGTTTTGTGTGTAGTCTGCCCACGCCTCTTCGTAGCGCGTGTACTCTGTGTTTGGAATGAAGAGGGGCGTCAGGCGCCCGTCCTCTTTGACTGACCCCAGACAGCGCGTTGCCGGTGTGCGTGTTGCCCTCCACACCTTCCGCGCTCGGCGCACACGTAACCACGCCTCCCTGACCTCCTCGGTCCATTGTGCCGCCTTCTCAGGTGGCAGTTTTTTTAGGTTGGCCTCGTATACTGCGCGCTCGTTGTCTGTCATGTCTTATTCCTTTGGTGTCAACATTTTGCCTTCAGCGATGGCGGTTTTGAGCACGCCAATGAACGCAAAATTTAGCAGGTACCTTGTCGCCAGTGGGCCCATGTTAATGGTGCACTCACAGGACCCGTCGTCGTTCTCTTTGACTGTCTCCACGTTGATGTAGTCAAAATCTTTAAGGTCAACTTCTGAGATCATAATCAACTCGCTAGTTTGTACAGGCCGACGTTTGCAAACGCGTAGCCTAGGTACGTTAGACACATGGGTGTGTTGCCCTTGAGCCCCTGCTCAACTGCCACGCCCGCATAGATCAGCCCCGTCAGGGCTATTAGCCACCCGCTCATACTCTTCCTCCACCAGTTTAGTGAACTTCTTCAACTCTTTGTCATAGTCGCAGGACCAGTCTATCGTGGCGCCCTTAGGCTTCCAGTCACAGTCCGACCACATGACAAAACCCGCCTGTTCTGCTAATTGTAGCATTCTAGCACGTTTCATGCCAACCCCCTATAAGTTAATTCGGGGCACTGGTATGTGGTGCCCTTCCAGTCTGCGTGGTACGCGCTCCTGACCTTGTTGGCCTCGAACTCGGCCGCCTTCCTAGCCTTTGTGGCGCGCTTGTACGCGTTTATCCTGTCCCTGTTGGCCCTTGCGTACTCGCGCTCTGTCTCGCGTTTACGCTCTAGGCGCTTTCGGTTTGTTTCCCACACGTCTCTAATATCACCTTTAGCCATGGTTTTTATCCTTCAGTTTGGTTTCGATTAACCTAGCAAACCGAATTGCTTGGCTGTCCTCTTCAACGATAAATTCAAAACACCCTTTGATCTCTTCATCCGTCAACGGCCGCCATGGCCGCACGTAGTCCTGAATGTCGTCGTCTATCTGCCGCTTGCGCCACCCTGTTGTCATGTCATCCCCCTCTTTGCGCATGGTGCGCGTTCTGCGAACACCGACGCCAGTAGGTGGTCGGCTCCCCTGTTGGGCCCGTGGTACCGCCCCAGTCCCTCACGCGTCCACTTGAGCAGGGTGTCCCTTGTCGGTGGCATGCCGGTCGGGCAGTGCACGATGCCTGTCATGGCGTCGTACGCGCCCATGATGTAGCCCGTTGCCTGCACCGCCTGTGGGGTGTAGGGGTCCTTGAGTGCCGCCTGAAGTTGCATGATCGACAACTGTTGAGAGTGAGCACTCACTTCAAATAGGGCGCACGCTGTGATGATGAGGCTTTTAGCTAGTTTCAATGCTGTCGTCGTCTTCATACCTGTACTCCATTTGTGCTGATAGGCTGTCTAGTTGATCGTGCGCGTCGGGGTTCCATATTGCGTCGTCTAGCGACGGGCCTGTGAGGGCCGTGTTGATGGTCCACCTGTCTGCCTCTCTGGTAAACAAGGGCCGCAGGTACCGGCCCAACATGGCGTCGTCCACAAGTCGGTCGGCTCTTGCCCGCTCCAACTCGTACGACCGCTTATAGGCCTCCACCAGTTGTATCATTCTGTCAATCATAGTCTTCTTCCGTTATTTGGTCTTTCTTGTACGCGTCCAGTGACACCGGTTGTCTTTGGCTCACCACCAGTCTATCACGTACCCTGCTTTCTGTCAGGCCCGTCAACTTGGCCACCTCTTTGGTCGTTGGGTCCCTGTTGAGCACCTGTGCCAACTCGGTCTCCACCCGCTTGATCTTGCGCAGGTCCTCCTGCACCGACACCGGCACGTGGATAAGTAGGGCCTTGTTCTCCACCGCGCGCAACACTTGGCTTTTAATTAAAGTGCGTGCGTAACTCGCAAACCTTCCCTGTGGTTTCCACCTGTGCGCGGCCTTCATCAAGGCTATGTACCCCTCCTGCAGTAGGTCGTCGCGTGTCATGCTCCCCGTCATGTCCCACTGCGGCAACTTCTGCACGATGTACACCACCAGTCCCATGTTGGCCTCCACCAACTGCTCATGGGCCTCCTCGTCACCCTGCACGATCCGGTGGTGTAGCTCGATCTCTTGTTCGGCTGTCAGTAGCTGTCGTCGCATTATCTCTCCAGTGTCAGTCGTTCAATGTGGCGCGCGAACTTTATGTCGTTCTCACTTATGTCGTTGGCGTCGCACTGGTAGGTTGCAGTGGCGCAGTCCACGATCTCTGAGGTTGTAAGTGGGTTGGGGTTGTCTCCGTAGCCTAGGTGCAACATGGACTGCACGCCCTCTTCTCTGCCGGCATCGTACGCGTCCCATGACTCGCACTCACACACGTACCGGTTCGCTTGGTGGCTTGCCTCTCTTGCAAACCCGTGTGGTGCCTTTGAGTGCGGGTTGCACTTAGGCTGTGTGGGCTCGGGGTGCTTGACCCCTTGGTGGTACGCAAACTCGACCAACTCCACTGTGCGTGGGTCCACGTTGACTATTTGCAACATCTGTTTAATGTCATCTAAATTCATGTTAATCCCATAAATGTTGGTAGTACTTGCCGAATAACTCGAACGCTTTTTGTTTGCGGTCCTCGTGGGCGTCTAGCCCCTCTTTGTCAAACTTGATCGCGTGCACCTGCTCCATCAACTCGGCACTGTGGTCTACCCCCGAGTGGTCAAAGAACTGTGACGTGTCGTTGTCCATTGTCTTCTGAGTGAACGCCCATATCATCTCGTCTAACACCCAGTCCCACCTCTTAAAGTGGTGCTCGTCTGTGTCGTACTCTTCCTCTTTGGGCGCGGCCGCTGTGCTCCTCAGGTGCTCGGGCACGTGCTCGTCGTCCACGTTAGGCGCGCCATGCTTGGTGGTTTTTAACTGCTTGAGCATGGGCAGTATGATCAGCGCCAGTGTGTAGTCCATCGACCACGTGTCGTGGTTGTCGATTGACACCCACACCCTGCGCTTGGGTTGCATCCACTCTAGCACCTTCTCCACCCACGTGCCCTGTAGTTTGCCGCCTAGGTTGAATGCCGTGTCCTCCGGCACACCCACGTACTTTAACAGGCCCGCAAACTGGTACGGGCCAAAGTATGGTGGGTGGTCTCCTATGTAAGCTTTCATTCTTGTGTCTCCTTCACCTGAACGTCGGTCCACGCGGGCAGGTGCACCACGTCGCCCTCTTTGTTTTTGCAGTATGAATACGCGCCATCGACGCGGTAAAAGTAAATCTCTTGGCCGTCTTCCAAAATGACTGTGCTGTGTCTTGGCACTTCGTATAGCTTCATGTGTTCTTGTCCTTTAACTTGGCCTCGATGAAATCAATGCACTCACGCCATAAATCTATTTTGAAATAAGCCTCTTGCTTTTCTTCATCCGTCAGGCCGACCCATTCACGCTTGGGTTTTTTGGCGCCCTCGTAGATCACCTGCATGCGCAATTTGGACTCGCGCTCTGCGTCGTTGAATTCTTGGTTCATTCGTCGTACTCCTCGTCGATTACAGGCCACACTAACAGTGGGGTGTCTTTGCCAATATACGCGTTATCTATGTTGAAGTCAATGAAATCCAGTGCCTCGTCGCGCGTCATGCCGTCCCTATTTATAAGTATGCTTACGATCTTATCGCCACTGTACACAAACACAGGCACACGTTCATCTGCTTGGTACGTCAGGGTTGTCCCTATGATCGCCTTGTCTAAGTCGGTCCATCTTTTCATTGCGTTCTTTCTCCAGTTGTTGTCTAAGAACATACCTCGCGTCGGGCCTGCTTGCAAACCACCTGCTTAGTCTACCATCATCATCCTGCAGTAACCCTGCCGGCCATCCAGTCTTTTTAGTCATAAAGTTATCCACAGTAGTAAAAAAGCAACACTTTTAAAAATGAGTACTTTAGTTTAGTTTTGTTCAGGGTGTTCAGGTTGTCGGGGTTATTTATTT